CAGGCAGGGCGTCAAGCCCTCTTCTACTTGTAAGCAATCGTGAATCATTCGTTACCCTCCGCTACTAGTAGTTCAGCGATAGCCTCTGCCACGCCGTAAGGGTTGCACGCATACTCTTTCAATGCGTCTCCCAAGTAATCTAATTCCATATAGCCAAGAGCTACGCCCTGCACTAGTTCCATATCCTCATACCCAATAAGCCCTAAGAATAAAGTCGCGGGTGTTGGGTAGTTATAGTTGCGCGACCACTCAAAGAGAGCTGTAGTCTCTTCCGCCCCCTTGCGCGGGCTTTCGTAAATATCCCAAGTAGTGCGCGTTTGTGTTGCTGTATTCATAGCTTGCCCTCTCTCTCTTTCATAGTTTGCCCTACCTTACTAGCTGTAGGCTACCACACTCTACCCCATAGATGGCAGAGTGCGAGGGAGAATAATGCAACTACAGGAGATAGATACCCTGCAAGATCTAAAGCTATGGGTGGAGGAGAATATGCAGGGGGCTGTGGTGGAAGAGGGCGAGGGTGGCATAGTTATCCGCACCAACCTAATCTCTACTATGGGCGGCTACTTACACGAAAGAGAGGGGGAAGAGTAAATGATAGAGAGAGAATCTTGTTACGGGTGCGACCAATTCTACCCAAAGGCAGAGCTGGTCGCTGGTCAGATTGACGGCTACGCCGTGAAAGTATGTGAAGATTGCGGAGAGAAGCTGTGAGCGAGGTATTGAATTGTGCGTGCGCGATCGAAGATGAGGTGCTCACTATATGCACGGAGCACACGCAAGAGCTATCAAACCTACTAGCAAACCCGCCTGCGTGGGCTATCAGAGCAAGAGGAGGGAAGCGGTGAGCTACTATGACGGCGACCCTTGGAGCAACCACGTACTTAACGAGATTAAATGCGGAGAGTGCGAGCAAGAGTATGACGAGCAAGAGGGAGAGGGCAATGTCTGCCCCACCTGTAAAGAGAAAGAGGGAGAAAGTAAATGAGTAAAATGAAAGAGTGGCTACTGGATAGGCAAGAAAATGGGGATGACGGGACTGGATTCAACGATTACATAGAAGAGGAGGAAAGCAAGTGAGCGATCTATTAACACGCTGTAATTGGTGCGAGGCAGGGCAAGAGGGCAATCTTACCGATACCTGCACTAGCTGTAAGGCAGAAGGCTATCTAATGGACTATAAAGGAGAGAGCAAGTGAGCGAGCCAACCAAAGAATATCTATTCGCTAAGGCGGAGCTATGTGCCAAGCTAGCGAAAGAGCAAGAGGGCAGAGATGATATAGCCCAAGCCCTCCGCAATATGGAGAGAGCCAACCGAGCTATGGCCCAACTATTTAATATGCTAGAGGAGGAGAAAGAAGATGAGTGACCTAAAAGAGTGGGTGGAGAGCCTGCAAGTAGAAGGAGATGATGGCAGCGGTGTATGCGATATGTGTGCGGGTTGCCCTAATTGTGTAGAGGAGGCAGACAATGACTAATGTAATCAGCTTTCACCCTGCAAAGTATGACCTGATTAACCTGTATGAAGTGACCGACAGCGAGGGAATCGCACAATGGGGAGGAGAGAAGCCTCACGAGGCGGTGGACTGGTATCAGCGTAGCCCTATCGGATCGAGGGTACTTGTCTCTGCGTGGGATAGTGACGAGGAGGATGCCCGTATGGTGGGGCAACCTATAGACATAACCCACATTATTAACCAAGCTATAGCGAAAGGAAAGGGAGAGTGATGCTCTACTGGCTAGGGATGGGGGCTATCTTACTGGTAGCCTATGCCCTTATTGTACTGGAGGAGAAGGTCAATGACTAAGCAGAAGATGGCAAGCGCAAGGCAAGCTGTCTATTACAGGAACTACAGACGAGCAAGAGACAGAGCTTTATCTAGGTTGGCGCAAGCCTATCCAGACGACTACAAGGAATACTTGGAAGAGGAGAGGGCTAACGATGAACAGCTGGGTAAAAATTGGATTGCTGGTGATACTACTATCAGTGTTACTATCTTGGGTACACGAGCCGAGTCTGCCGCTAATGGATCACAAGCCGCAGATGGTGGCGAGGACGAAGGCAACAATGGAGGAGAAGCGTGAAAATAGACAGACAGCACGAGAATATAGTAAGGCTCTCGGATATACGCCGAGACAGGTCGAGTGTCTCATCACCCTTTGGACCCGTGAATCCCGCTTCGACCACCTCGGTCGCCCAAGAAATATATCGGGCAAACCAATTAGCTCGGCTTACGGAATTGCTCAACTCCTTAGAGAACGTAGTTCAAGACCTGAACTACAAATCCTTCACGGCATACGATACATTGAACACCGCTATCGAGGCGATTCGTGCAGCGCTCTCAGGCACAGCGATCGAAGGTCGTGGTACTGATGTTTAGACTATGGCTTAGGTTGGGGATGCGGATGGGTTGGGTATCCAAGCCATACTGTATGACTCACGATGGCAACTATGAATATATGACAGAGGAGGAGCGCGAGGAGTGGGAGGAAGGCTACGACCCCTGCCACGTGGCTATCTCTGTGCTACAATAGGAGGGCGCTGTATTGCCCCTCCGCAAGCTAGCCCCCGCCGTTACTCTTTCCGGTGGGGGTTAGCGCTTTCTAAAAGCATTGATTTATACTGTCAAGTCTTGTTGATTTTCGGGAGTGTCGCCGTTCAAGAGGAAAAGAATTTGATTGATCTTAAAAAGTCCATTTGATATACTTAATCCATAGCTACAAAATATGTAGCAGATTGGATATGAAAATGTATAAAGAGGCAAAGCAGTATCCAGTAACAATAGAACTTCCACTTAAGTTCTGGCTAGATCATAAGAGCCGTGACTGTTCACCATCATCTATTGAATTAAAGCGCAACAAAGTTTATGTCACAGTGAAACTCGATGAAGAGGCTTGGTCTGATATTTATGGCGACGCCGAGTTCTATGCCACCTACTTCGATGGCGGTAGCCGTAGGACAGAGGCTGAGTCTATGATGGTCGAGTTAGAGGGAAGTGCCAAGGCCACACTCAAAAGACTGGATGCTCAGGTCTAACTCCGCATCACTATCACTGCGGAAGGGAACGGGGCAGAGTTATTCTGGCCGCCAAACTTTAGCCTACCTTTAATAAATCTAACCTCGTGGTGTATGCAACTATCCCACCACCAGTTGGCCCCCTGCTTGCTCTCATAATCTGCTTTGGCTACCCAGTCCTTAATGACTCGACCATAAGGTGGGTTCAACCATATAGGTTTACCACGTGAGTTATGGTTCCAGTCTATGCGTAGAGCATCACGAGCAGCAGGGTCTGGGTGATCGGGTCCATACCAGTTATCGGGTACGAGAGTAGAGTTCTGCAGCGCAGCTGCATCTAAGCCAAAGTCAAACTCTGCGTTCAACTTATCGAAGAAGTCTCTTGGTGTAGTCCACGTGTCATCTAGTGATGACCGCATACCGCTATTGAATCCTTGTGTCATAACTTCTTAATCCAAACCTGCTCGTTCTTTTCCAGCAGTTCAAACTCACCCTCGTGGCGCAAGAGGAAGAGATCTATGCCAGGCTTGGGACGCAAGTGCAGTGGCAGCGCATTACCCCAGTTGTAATCATCAAAGGCCATAATGCCACCGCTCTTTAACTGTGGCCACGATAGTTCAGCATCAAGTAATACACCGACAGTTGTATGGTCTGCGTCCACGTAAATGAAGTCATAGGTATAAAAGCGAGCGCGTGCTGTATCGAGTAGATAGCTGGTAGTAGTCTCAGCAAAAGGTACAACTGGTGCGTTATTGTTAAGACGCTTTCTATATATCTTGATAACTTCACTGAAGTCTATGCTCTTATGGATTTCCTCATCGCTACCTTCCCACGTATCTACATCGTGGAGCCAGCTATTCTTGCCAGTAAGTATGTTCTTACATAGAAACTCAGTAGCATCTCCTGTATAAACACCAAGTTGCAGGAAGTGTAAGCCCTCTTGCCCTACGAATGGAAGCAGGTGCTTCTCAAAGTTATGCTGTGCTGTGACTGCAAACCAGTTCGGGTACTTATCCTCCATTAGAATAAAACCCAGGTCCATTAAACACAATGCCAGGTGCAGACCACTTACGTTGGAAGGTACAGTCGCACTGCGTACAGATGTATGTCTCTTCCGGATCACTCATCTTACGTTCAATGATGCGTACATCACCGCACCCTGGACACTCATACTCATACGTCATAGCTTGACCGCTTCCTGGATATCTAAGTACCCGACTATCTTATCAACCTTATCTACGTTCTCAAACTCTGTAGTTGCTGGCATCTCGTGGACAAACCACTCCGGCTCGTCCATCTCCGTTAAGTCAAAGGAGTAGATGCCAACAGGTGTGGAGTTGATATAGAAAGGCAGTAGGTCACGATGGTATGCCTGTGTGATGAGCTTGCGGTACTTCATCTGCTCTATAAGTAGCGTAGAATAATGACTTTGGCGACACTTCAACTCAATGAAGTGACCAGCCTTGTTACTGGTACAGTCGTAGGCATCATAGATGCCAGGTGCCTTCTCTAAATCAGGATAAAGATTGATGCGTAAGAAATCAAAGAGCAGGTCTTCGGTCATTTGTAAGGACTTACTCCACCCAGCTCATCCTGTAGTTTACGGATAGCACCCATACATCTGCGCTCTGCTGTACTTACTGCGCACCCAAGTACTCCACCTATCTGTGCCAGTGTGAAGCTCTCGTGATAGCGCAGTGTAAGTAACTGCTGTGAGTTAACATCTAATTCAAGGTATGCCTTCTTGATATCAACTAAGACTGCAAGCAGGTTGCCACCTTCTGCTGGACTAGAGGAACCTTTAGGTTGACCATCACGGATCATCTCTTGTGCCTGCTCTAGCACTGTGCCATCTAGCACTGATGCAATAACGAATGGAAGTAACTGCGCCAAGGTAGCGCTCTCGTAGTAGGCCTCATCTGTGATGCTATACCCAGACTTAGCGGCCTTCTCCTTGCGTGCGTATCGCTCTGCTACACGCCTCATCTGATAGGCCACACGTGATTCATTATGCTGGCGCTTCTTAGCATCAGGCTCGGAGAACTGCTCGTTGATGTAAGTAGCACGCGTGAGCGCCCACTTCAAACACTCCTGCTTGATGTCATCCTTTTCTACAAACTTGCTATACCTATTGTGGATAGCAGTTGCCACGCTCGGCACTATGTCATAGATGTTCTCGTGTAGTTCAGTCACAGTCAGGTAGCACCAAATCTATAGTGTGTTGCAGGTTGAGTAACTTGATAGCGAGGAAGTCTATGTAGTTGCTAGCATCGGCCAGCTCTTCAATCAGTTCTCTAATAATGTCTGATGTAGTAAAGGCTTCAAACTTCTGCCCTTGTGCCATCGCATACTGGTCAGCACCCACACCACGCACACGAGAGGCACGTAAGGATGCAAAGGATTCAATGAAGGATGTTAAGTCTTCAGTTGATACGCCATCTGCACGATAGCCAGCAACTGCAAGGTGGTCTACGAGCGGATTCGGGTTGGACATATTAGTAGAGTCTCCTCTTCTTCGTTGATCTGCAAGATGTGAAAGCCCATAGTATGCAAAGTCTGTATCATCTGTTGCCAATCACTCTTATCCAATCACCTCACCTACTAGCAAAGTCTTGGTAGCATCTGCACCATAGGCTAAGTAGTAGTCGTTGATGTCCATATTAGGTGGTAATGATACTATTACTCCGTTCAATACTTCCTGATGAACACGCTTAGAGAAGTCTGCTCCTGGGTTAGACCCATCTTCCTTAACGTCATTGTCTCCGACAATAAACACAGTGTCATAGCCTGCTAATAACCTACTAAAGTGTGGCTTCCAAGCCTGCACTCCTGGTACTCCAACAGCTGGGATACCAAGGACACCGGAGACTATGACTGTATCCAACTCACCTTCACATACCACGATGTGCTTACTCATTACAGTCACATCAGATACGTTGTATAGGTGTGCCTTCTGCCCTGTAGGTGAGCCGTACTTGGGTAGGCCACCATCTAAACGTCTGAACTTAAAGCCAACGCAGTGACCAAGAGCTGTAATGTATGGAATAGATATCCAACCAGCGTGCTGCTCGTGTCCGTTGAGAGGATCAACAACACTACCCAGTTGGAACTTAGCTGCAACTAACTCAGATATCCCACGTTCTTCGAGCGCGACGATTGCCTCTGGTGTTATTTCCTGAGCGTATCTCTGCGCCGCTTCCAGTAGCAATTTCGACTGCCCGTTTAAGTCCATCGTTAAACTCCAAGTTCTCTATGATGCACACTATGTTGGCTGCATTACCACCCTTACCGCAGGTAAAGCAGAAATACAGATTGTCGTAGGTATTCATAGATGCAGAGCGTCTGCTGTCATTGTGCATCAAGCAGCGAACGGATGCGTCTTTACCTTCTCTTACTTCCCCACCAAAGTACCGAATAATCGGTGCTATGGGGATTGAGTTTGCATCAACGGAACCCTTGAACCTTCCCGTCTTACGTACCCTGGACCAGTCTTGTGCTGACATACACACCCCTTTATGTTGCACTTCTCGTGCCAGTGTGCAGCACGTTTCAAATGATTGGCGCTGTTCTCTTCTCCTGCCTTGGAGCAATATGTACAGATCATTCTTTATCCTTAATCATATCTGCAAATCTTTCGTGGAAGGATTGCTTTGCTTCTGCCCTGCGAGCAGGACTCATATAGTAAACGTCAATATCAAAGAAGATAAGCGAGAGTTGAAAGCCCCGCTTATGGATAGTAAAGCCTACTGATATTGCAGTGAAGTACCAGTTGATATCTATATCAAGCCTGTTCAGTATCGTCAGACTCATCTGCGCTCTCCTCTACTACTTCTTCTACTGGAGTCTCGCTCCAAGTTTCTGTGCTTGTGATATCACCTTGTGGTGTTGGCATTACTGTTTCTCCTTTAACCATTGCTCTAAGTCTTGGACCACCCAAGCCTTTTCTATGCCAGCGTTGCGACGCTTAACTACAACATAATGCAGTGGAACTTCCCCAATACCACGAGCCTTAGCGTAGTTAAGCGCCTCAACCTCTGCTTGTCTCCAGAACTCCGGCAAGTCTAGTCTTGCGGTGTTCTTGAGTTCTAGTATGTACGTCTGTCCCGCGACAACTACCACTAGATCTCCTTCGTCGTCCTTGCCAGCCAAGCGCAGGCGCTCAGCTAAAACATTCAGACCACGAAACCATTTCATTACATCAATCTCAAAGGCTGCGCCTTTTGCTTTGTTGTACTTAGGACTACTCACTCTTCTTACCCGTATCATAAACCAAGTTGCCGTTCTCATCCTTGGTAATCTTTAATACTTTCATATCAATCAGCACCATCAGTAGGTTAGCCATATCAGCCTTGAGTTGCTTGACTTCATTCTTCAAGTATTGAATCTCTGTGTTAGCCATCAGACTGCTATCTCATTTCCGTACTCATCTTGCGGGATATAGTTACTTACGTAACCAGCTCGTGCATCTCTTTGTAGCATCGCTCCGTACGCGTCCTTATCTGATATCTGACAGGCTCCATAGTTTACTGCAAGGGTTGCATAATCAGAGGCATCTGCAGTGTGTGGCCCAAAGCGATTCTTTACTGCTGCCACATTCAGAGCACCATCTATCGGGTCATAGCCAAGAGTAAGGATCAACGCTGGTAACTGACTGACCTTGCCGTGAATAGCACGACGTGCTGGTGGTCTAGTCGGTGAGCCGTACTCTGACTGCTCTGATACGTGGTGCAGTACTAGCACACAAGCCTCAGTCTTACGAGCCATATCGTGCAGTTCCATCATAATTGCACGAAGCCCAGCCCATTCGTTATCAGTCTCAGCTGCTACGTTCATCAAGTTATCTATGATGATTAACTCCGGTGCTATCCCATAGAGTTCGACGTAGGCTTTAATCTCCAACTCTATATCGTCAAGGGATGGACTGGAATCAAAGACCCACTTGATATGGCCTAGCCTGTCAAAGTGTTTGTCGTAGTAGTGCGAGTTGTTAGATAGGTTCTGCTCCACAGTCACCTGGTTATGACCAGATGAATGAGCAGCAGCACGCATCATTACAGTTGTGGTATCTGTATCTGCTGAGAAGAACAGCGTAGGCACTGCTGCCTTTACTGCATATATCAAAGCAAACATAGACTTACCAGCATTGGGAGCAGCAGCTACCATACAGACCTGTCCTCTACGGAACTTAATCTGTTTAGCAGATAGCGCAGTCCATACGTCAGGAAGAGGCGTTGCCTTCGTGAGAACAGTTCCCCACGCACGTTGTAAACTAAGCAACGCCTTCCTCCCTCAGCCTGATATTACGTTGTGTTCTGATAGCAAAGCGTTCCTTTGGAACTAACCCGCCCCAGATGCCGTGCACTTCTTTCTGTATGCCCCACTCTGCGCACTCGCTTTTATGTGGACACGATCTGCAGATTGATTTTGCCATCTGCATTTCTACAGTATTCATTGACCCATCGGCTTTTTCCGGAAACCAAAAGTCACCGCCTACTGTTGCGCAAGATGGTTCTTCATAGAACCTTGGCTCGCGCATACACTTAACGAACCCAGATAGTCTCGCATTTATCCGGCGCACCCTTAGGTGCTGCACACATATAACCCTGCCAAGGACCCTTTTGTCCTGTACCTGTGCGGTATGACATCTGCCCGTGCTTACACATCTTGACAGTACCTGCAGCATCTTGTCCTGATGATGTTACTGCAACTGGTTGTGCTGCAGGATAGGACTGGGTAATAGCAGCAACAGCTGAAGCAGTTGCGTTACCGCCTGATAGTTCTACTGATGTTGACTTGATGAGGGATGCAACCATTGATAGGTCAGTTAGACCTGTCTCAAGATCCTTTACATCTGCAGCATACAGATTGATAAGTGTTCCATCAGCTAACTTGTAGTTGATTTGGAACTTGGTGTTTTCATTTGCAGCCAATTTATTTTCCTCCACTTTGTTTGATATTGATTCTTACAGATTCGTTACCGACTATCTTCGGAACAAACCCCAGAAGTTTCTCAACTTCTTTTGCGTCAACTGTCTCACGACCTTTAACTGTTGTCCAACTGATTTCAACACCGCTAGCAGTAACACCAATGGTGCCTTCAAGGGATGCCTTCAAAGAATCTTTCTCTTTCTCCAGCTCTTTTATCCTTGTGTCTAACTGTAAGTAGTGCAGTGCGTGCTTGTCAACTTCTGCGTCCTCAATCACGACTTCACTAAGGACGATACGTTCTTTTATCAAACCGGTGCAACCTAACTCACCGGAAGCATCGTAGTACTGGCAGTAAGACTTGCAGAAACTTGCATCCTTTTCTGCAGGCGGTAACTCTTTAGAGTTCTTTACGTTCTCCAACCAGAGTAACGCTGCGTGGGCCATCGTCTCATCGTATGGCTCGCTATGTACCTTGACGTCTTTCTCTTCACCATCTCTGGCAATAGCCACAAGGTTGACTGTATTAACTTGGTAGCCATTCTTAGATAGCAAGTAACCATAGAGCTGAACCTGCCACCTCTGCTGGTTGGACGGGAAGTAACCCAGGTTCTTAATCTTGGATGTCTTCCAGTCAATGACTGCACCTGTTGATGGTACGAACAGGTCAACGTGTGCCTTCATACCATCGTAGGCAACTTCAGTTTCTACCAAGTAATCCTTAGCCTCAGGATCGAGTTTGGTAATAGCTTCTTCAATAGTAGCGTGGATAGCAGTACCCATAATGGCTGCTAACTTAGACTGGTTCTCATTCGTATGTGGTTGTGCGTTCAGTCTGTACCAGACCTTACGACGACAGCCACCTATCTCTGATGGACCTACCTCAGTCTGTGTACTTCTGTCACGACTTGCATCCTGAGAATGCAGTACGTGCAGTAGTAATTCTTTCGGATCTTCTATCGCCATCTGCGGTCATCTCTCCACTGCAGCCAAGCATCTAATCCGTATGCTGTCACAAACCCGATAAGGAATGTAAGACCGCAGTAAGCAATTAACTCTTTCATTTATATATCCTCTCTTGTGAAACTACTTGTATCGGTGGGCTGGTATTGATATCTAAGATGGATGCAATCTGCACCGCTCTCTCAGCTACCACACTGGCCGTCAATAACTTATTGTAATTCTTAGGTGGCAAGGAATACAAGTACCCAAGAGCATAATTTCCACCGGAGCCTGCAGCGAATAGCCCACGCTCGGATGTGTTAAACGATAGGTCACCACCGATAGAGAAGATGTTTCCATTAAAGGCTATCAAGAAGCTGAAGTTCATCTCCTTGTTATCAATCTCGTAGTTGCCTTCCTTGAAGGCTGCAGAAATACTAGGCAGTATCTTGCTACCCATAAACTTCGTTGGGTCTTCACCCTTGTAGAGTGGTGGCTTCCACGCGTAGGCAAGGATATCTCCTGGTCGTGAGTCACCTGTGAGGCCGAGTAGATACTTACCCGTTGCGGTTATCTTGGGTGTTTCCACCGAGATGATGCGTTGATCTCCGTCAGTTATCTGCGAGTCTGCTGCAAATACTATGAAGTCCTTACCTTGGATACCTACCAATGTGGTCATACCCAGAACTATATCACGGCGTGTCGTAAGACACATACCCAGCTGAGCCGATTACAATATGAGCCGTAAGGCGAATTAAACAGACGGCCCCTGTCGGGGCCGAGGCGTAGCCGAGAGGCGACTGACCACAGGAAGGAGCCGTGCCAACCAATGTCGGTCCGTCTACCAACCCTGCGGAAATTCAGGTCTTGGCGTAGACCCCACGATGGCATTCCTGAGCCTTTCGGAGCCGATTTGCGGGGCGTTGGCCCCGTTCACGTATGTCCGTGTGGCTCACAGGTCTTCAACGTTATGGCGTCCTTTGATGACTACGAGTTGGTATGGTATTTCCTAGACGCAACCTGCGTCAACTGCGGTAACTTGGTGCGAGTTCCTTGTCCACCAGATCGAGATGAAGCACAGACTTACTGAGGTAAACGAGCAGACCCGTACAGGTGTATGCTCCATTTGTGGTCCAACTAAAGTCAAGGTCAGAGACAATCGAATGTCTACCGCCTCTAGCAGATTCAGATGCTACGCAGTCTATAAGCGCACTGTCATCAAGAACAGATACCCGTATGCAGTTCACAAGAAAGACTACTGTGAACACTGCAACTTCAAGCCAGTCCACATCAGCCAGCTGGACGTGGACCACATTGACGGAGACAGGTACAACAACGACCCGTCTAACTTGCAAACGCTCTGTGCAAACTGCCATAGATTAAAGACTCACCTAGCAGGCGATTCAAACTCAGGCATATTTTAGGCATAAAAAAAGAAGCCCCCACCCAGGATTTCTCCTGAGCAGGGGCTGTTGCCTCGCGCTTATGGGTTAATTACTTAGACCCACGACCAAACTCTGTAGCCTTTGGGTCAAGCCACTTAAGGGCTGGACCAGCTACCGCAGCAAGTGCTGCATAGCCGAGCTTCTTTGGATCTGTCTCACCTGCAAGATAGAGAGCGATTACCGCTGCTGCTCCTGCACGTAGATATGTTGCGAGTACTGCTTTTGTCTTTGCGTTCATTTGGCTTCCTTCTTCTTAGGTAATGGCTTTACTGCTGCCTTTACTTTATTGATTGCTTTCGCCTTTGGAACCCAAGGGAACCAAGGTGAGGTGTCATCTCCACACTTCTCTTTGATTGAGATGTGAAGATGTTTCTTGTGTGGGTTGCTGCCGGTGTAATCACGATTACCCTTTTCAGCTGACCATATCTTGCCATTGAATATTAAATACTTAACGCGTGGGTCTGACTGCAGCTTGATGAAAGCAAAGGAGCAATCAACACCATTGACAGAATCGTGCGTAATGTCTACTGCGTACCCAGAGTTGTGATCTGAGTTTGGGTTCTGCTTTACGTGGTCCTTAGATGGAAGCAAGCCATCGCTAGCCTTCTTGCGCTTAGGCCACAGGGCTGTTGCTTGGCGAAGTACTGCGATAGCAGCAGGTTGTGCCTTCTTTGCTAACGGAATCATTTGCTTCCTCGTTGCAACATAATCTGATAAAGAATTTCTACTTTCTCTTCAAGCCTTGTGACGGAATCTTTGAGGCTTGATCCTGAATTGGGTTTAAGTTCATTCAGGTAGTGCTTAACCAACCAGCGTACGGCTGCAGAGAAGCCACCTAGCAGGGTCATTACGGCTACGGCAAGAGCTGCGTAGTCTTGTGGTGTCATCATACGCTCCGGATTGTTACTAAGAGCAATCCGCCATATCCGGAGAATCGCTTATCGGTTGGTGTCTTGTTAATGAAATCCAACTCTTCGATGAGTCCGATGTAAGATTCACCAGTACGGAAGTCCTGTACTCGGATGGTGTCTCCTAGATTTTCTACTGCTTCAAGCTGTGACATACGAGCATAGGCAGAACCTTCAAAGCCAACCTCATTGTTGAACTTATCCATCTCGTGGTCATAACACATTACTGGGTATTGAATCAGGCGCTGACGTGGGATAGCAGGCAGAGCTTTGACCTGGTATCCAGTAAATAGTGGTCCAAGGGATGAGTCATCCTCATCACGGAATAACTCAAACTTAAAGGCTACGTACTGGTTAGCACCGATTGGGTAGTTAACGTTTACCTCAGGTACTGAATCACCCTGAGCAAAGGTACCGATGTTGTACTCAACATCTTCTGCGCTGATGGAGTACATATTGAATGCACCCTGCAAGGTATCAATGCGAGGCTGTACCAACTTAAAGATTTTATTCTCAA